GTGTTCTTATAAAGGAGAGAAGATGATAAGTCTTGATATAAAATCTAGCCAACCCTACTTTCTTGCATCATTATTAAAGAGATATAATAATGATGATGAAGAAGTTAATAGATTTTATGATTTAGTAACACAACATGATTTATATGACTGGCTATTAACTAACTTTAATGAGTTCTATTTTATGACTTATGACGAGAAGAGATCTATTGCTAAGAAAATGTTTTTCAGTTATTTATATAAAGATAATAGAGGCACAAATCCTACACAATCTATTATCCAACAAGAATTCCCTCGTATATATGAATTAGTTAAATCTATAAAGCAAACAGATAAGATGTGGCGAATCTTACAAAAAGAAGAAGCAGATGTTGTTATCACTACATGTAATGAATTTGTTACTGATGGATGCTTATCTGTTCATGATGCTCTCTACTTCCCAGAATCATTAAAAGAAGAAATAGAATTTAGGTTATCAGAGAGATTTAGCGCTAATGGCCATTATAATTTTGAATTAAAATAAACTAAACAAATGGAAACTAAAAGAAAATACAGAAGAAAAGCTAAGCCCCTATTTTATGTATTTAAAACTACAAATACAATAACAGGAGAATATTATATAGGTTCTCATAGATCTTTATTCGGAGAAGTAAACTATAAATATTTTGGAACAGGAGCTGATTTATTAAAATCTATAAAAGAATACGGAGAAGATAATCATAAAATTGAGATATTACAGAGGTGTAAAAGTTTCACAGCAGTTCGTAATGCTACTAAAAGACATTTGCCTAAGAAAGTACTAAGAGATTCTTTGAATTTAAACATAAGAGGTAATGTTTATGGAATAGTTCCAAAAGAAAGCGCTGATGAATATTTAGAAAAGATAAGGAGCTATAGAAAAGAATACTATAGAAAATATAGAGATTCTCATAGGGATAATATAATAGAGTATCAAAACAAACACCAGGCAAGTAGAAAGCTATCTATATAATTATTAACATTCTTTAACACTTTTTTCGATTTACAAATGCCTTATTGTATTCAAAGGCTAGACAAATATGAATACGTTATCTTAAACAGAGAATATAGACCTATTGGCTTTAATGAATGGTTTGAAAATAATAAAGAATCATTTAATAAGTATCCTGTTGTTAAGAAGTATAAAGGAATGAATACTGTATTGAAGTATATATCTGGTCATAATTTAGAATTGACACTAAATTTAGATATCAAAATTAATAAAATAACTAAATTATGGTTATATGACGATAAGAACCATCCTCTTAAGTCAAATGACAATATGATGAAATATGCAAAGATCCTAGAAAAATTAGGTAAAGTTCAATTAAAATAATAAATACTGCTGTTTTTTGTTTCGTAAAAAGAAGTATAGAAATTAATCTATACTTCTTTTTTATGTGGAATAAAATAATATTAACATTCTTTAACACTTGTCTATTTATAATCATTCTAAATAACAAACTGGTTTTCTATATAATTACCCATACTCACACTTTATCACTTTTTTCTCACACTTTTCCTCACTCCAAATCTTTTCTGCTTTCACTTACTATAATAATTATATTATGGCAAAGAAAAAGAAAAGCAAGAAACCAACTTTAGCAAAACTCAAAAAGAAACTCCAAGGCATTTTTAATCTTTATGTAAGAAATAGAGATAAACTTACAGATGGTTCTTGGATTTGTATTTCTTGCGGAAAGAAAACACATTCTCCAAATGCATCACATTATGCCAACATAGCGATTTATCCTCATATGCGATTTGATGAAAGAAATGTAAATGCATCCTGTATCCAATGTAATTTAAGAGGAGAAGGAAATCTTATAGGATATCGTTTAGGCTTGCTAAAAAAGTTAGGTGAAGATAACTTATTACAATTAGAAGATGATGCCTTAAACAGCACTCATACATTCACCAGAGATGAGATATTAGAACTTATCGATTATTATAAAAAGAAGAATGATGAATAACATATAACATATGACTGAATTACATAATAAACGACAAGAACGCAGAAAAGAAACAGCGGAAGATTTCACTCCTCCTGCTTTAGTAAAAGAGATGTTAGACAAAATTCCAACTAGTTATTATAGTGATCCTTCTAAGACATTCTTAGAACCTGCTGCTGGTGATGGCAATTTCTTAATAGAAATCCTCAAACGTAAACTAGATAATAATATCTCTCCTCTCATCGCCCTACAGTCTCTATATGGAGTTGAATTGATGGAAGATAACGTTATCTATATAAAAGAACGTTTACTCTCTATACTACCTCCTAATACAGACTTAAATAAAGCACAAGCTATATTAGATAAGAATATTATATGCCATGATGCACTCACATGGGACTTTGATAAGTGGACAAGTAAGAATGTTAAAAATAAAAAATTATTCTAATGAAGTTTGATGTTGTAGTAGGAAACCCGCCATATTTAAATAATTTACATTTAAAGTTTCTAGAGATAGCATATAATATTTCTAAACAGTATGTAGTTTTTATACAACCTGGTGGTTTTCTTTTAGATAAAAAAGGTAATAAAAGATTTAAAGAAATTAGAGAATTAATAAAAGATAATTTAAAAGAAATTACTTTTTTAAATGCTAATCCAATATTTAATGTGAAAGTTGCAGTTCCATTTTCTATCACTTTTATTGATAAAATCAATAACGAGGAGAATATAAAAATTAATTCAAAATTAGACAACAGGCAATATTATTTACATGACTTAAAGAAAATTAACAAATGGAATAATTTAGAAATATACCCAGGTTTAGAAGAGAAAATATTAAATTATGCTAATAAAGATAATTTTTTAAATCATAAAAATGAAAAGATAGGAGATTACTATATAGATTTACCAAAAGTAATAGGTAATCTAGAAACAACTAATGAAAAATACATGACAAAAAATGATTTTTATGTATTTTTTAGAAATAAAAATTTAGTCTGTAATGGAAAAAAATCAACAGAATTTTTTATAAGTTTTACAGCAAGAGAAGAAGCAGAAAATTGTTTCAATTACATGAAAACAAAAATAGCTAGGTTTACTTTATCTATTTATAAACTTAATAGTAATTTAGATAGGGGTGAATTGAAATCTGTTCCTTGGTTAGATTTCACACAAGAATGGACTGATGAAAAACTAAAACTTTATTTCAATCTCACAAATGAAGAATATAACTTTATTCAAACTGTTATACCTGATTACTATGATGAAGATTTAAAAACAATTTAACAATATATATATTATATTATAAATAAGTTACACATTATGGATGATTACAATAAAAATATTTATTACAGTAAGATAATAAACAAAACTCAAACTATATGGGTTAATAAGACCAAGAATGAAGTATTAGATAATAAAATTATACCTGTTATTTTACTTGATTATTATTTAAATAAAGGGTATGTTGAAGGAGCAGCTGTTTCTGCTGATTAGCTTTCTGCTGATTTCGGGTATTTCTTTATAGGCCCTATGCTGCACTAAGTTTGGCCTAGGTTTAAGAGAGTCTTATCCTGAAGTTAATAGATTATATTAAAATGAACATTACTTACTTAAAATACACTAAAATAAGTTACACATTATGACAAAAAAATCAACCAAAAATCAACCAATTATGCCAAGAACTCCAGCCAAAAACAAATCAGAAAGAATAGAAAGAATAGAACCAATTCCTGATATAGATTTACAAGAATTAGAACAATCTATCAAAGAAGCAGAAGAAATTCTTAAAGATGCAAAAGAATTCCTTATTTTAAATAATTTGTTGGATGTTCAGAAAAACTAAAATACTAGAGGTGATATCGTATAAATATACGGAATTTATAAGACAGGCCACTTTTAAGATTAATAAATTTATTGCAAATTCTTCTACAGATCCTAACGAATTAGTTTCTGATGTTGTATTTTCTGTTATCAACAAATTAGATGATGAGTTTTATCTTAATAAATTTTATAAGATGGCTGAAGAAAATAAATTGCACCTCTATATTTTAAAAGGAATAGATTCTAATTGCAGATATTTAAATGCTCCATTCTTGAGATCAAAATTAAAATTAAGAAACAGAGTTATTTATAAAGATAATTATTATTATGATAAAGATGATGAAATTTATACAGAAACAGAAGAAGATCTTTTAGTTGATTATATCTATACTTTACTAAGCCCTGAAAAAGCTCCTGAAGTATTTGGCAAATATCATAAATATTATTCTACAATTTTCTTAGAATATATTTCAGAACCTAAAATTTCTTATCAGACCCTAGCAAATAAATACGATATTCCTAAGCCTACACTGGCTTCTGATATTATGAAAATAAAAATAAAAATAAAAAATTATATAAATGAAAACTATAAAAAACATAATTAGCTATCTATTTCTAACATTAAGTGTGCTTTACCTGATCCCATTGATTATTCTAAGTATTCCTATGATAATATCATTTTTAATTTCAGTATGGTTATCTAATGGATTTAGATTGAGAGAATTAAAATTATTAAAGAAACAAATTAAAGAAATAAATTATGGAAGATAGAGATAAAACACACTATGAGGTATTCCAGGAAATATTCGAGGATATACTTAACACAGATTATTCCAAAGTTGTTGAAGAATACGAAAGAAAGAAAGACGGAAGACCTAGGTTATATCACACTCCTAGAGATCTTGCCTTAGAAGCAATCTCTTATTTTGTTCAGAGATTAGAAAGGAATTTACCTATCACTCTTACTGGCTTTGTGTTATATTCGAAATTAAACTCTAGACAAGGCCTGTATAATTACGAAAGATACCCTGAATTTAAAAATGTTGTATTAAGAATAAGATTAATAATAGAAAATTACAATGTTGAACAACTTTATTCTAATAACTTTAATGCTGCAAGATTCTTATTAGAATGTAATTACAATTATATGAAGACTGAGAAACAAATCATAGAAGAAAATAATATCACTGTTTCTATAGGCAATAAAAAACAATCAGAAGAATAAGGTTTTATTACTTATATAGAGACTGTTAACAAAAAAGATAAACAAAATGAGGAAGAGAGATAATATAAATAACTTAGCTATTATATTTAAAGAATCTAAATCAGAAAAAGACTTTACAACTTTATACAAAGCTTCTTTAACATATTATAGATTATTTGTTTATAAAAATTACACAAGGGATGCAGAGTTAGTAGAAGATCTGATTAATCAGACGTATGCCAAAGTATGGGAAAAGATAGATCAATTTGATACAGAAAAGTCATCATTTATTACATGGAGTACAACTATTCTTAAGAATTTCTTTCTAAAGCATGTAATTAAACAACAAAGGCTTTTAGAAACTTCTTCTGACGAAGAATATGTAGTAACAGAATTATCTCATGATGTAAATGAAATAACTAAACATGAATCTTTAGATCTTACCAAATATTTATCTTATCTAAAAGAGCCAATGAAAACTTATTTCATAAGGAGATATATTGATGGTGAGAGATTAAGAGATATAGCTACTTCTGAAAATATGAACCCAGACACTATGAAATCTTTTATCCATAGAGGCAAGAGAAGAATAAGGATGATGTTAGAGAAACAGAAGAGAATAGATTTAAATTTAGTTAGATGCAAGAGATAAATGTAAATATTGATGACTTAAATGCAAAGCAACAAAGTATTGCAGATAAAATATTAGAATCTAAAGAAACTAAATATCATATTATACGTGCTAGCAGACAGGCTGGTAAGACTTTTCTCCTGTTAAGATTAGCAATATTCTTTTCTTTAAGAACTCCTAATAGCACAGTTGCATGGGTGAATGCTTTACATAAACAAAACAGAAAAGTATTTAAAGATCTAAAAGAAATAATTCCAGAAATATTAATTAAGAAATCTATAGATAATGATTCTGATAGATCAATTACTTTTATGAATGATTCTGTTATTTATTTCTACACAGCAAAGAATTATAATTCTATTGTGGGCTCTACATTTGATTATTTCTTTGGAGATGAATTTGCTTTATGGCCTACTGCAGCCTGGTCATTTATACAACCAACAGTGGCCGCTAAACCTAAAGCAAAGGTAATATTATGTTCAACACCTAGAGGAAAGAATGATTTTTATAAATTATGTTTAGAAGGCCAGAACTCAGATCCATTTAAACAAGAACATAGAATGTCTTATTTAGATAATGATAATTATGATCTAAGAGAAATAGAAGATGCAAAGAAAACTAAACCTGATTCTGTATGGCGTCAAGAATATTTAGCAGAATTTGTATTTGGCCAGTCCGCTGTCTTTGGAGATTTTACAAAAGCACAGAAAGTTACTAAATGGAAAGAGCCTGTTATAGGAAAGAAATATTTCTTTGGTATAGATATAGCAGCATCAGGAGATGATTCCACTGTGCTTACTATAATAGATGAATACGGAGAAGTACAATTTATCTTTGAACCTATATCTGAAAGAATTCCTACACAAGCAGGAGAACTTTTCGAACAGATATTGAGATATAATGACGCAGAAGGTTATGGAGAATGTAATGGTTTAGGTTTAGGTTTAGTAGAAGCCCTACAAGATATGCAGGTTAATGTAACTAAATTCTGGATGACCAATGAAAGAAAACAAAAAATGGTTTCTCAAATATTAAAAGATTTATCAAACAATTTAATAAGTTTGCCTACTGTTGAATTATATCCAAAATTAGATAATGAGATGAGTACATTTGTAGTATCAAGAACTGCTTCTAATAAATTACATTACTCCCATGATAAAGGATTACATGACGACACAGTAGATAGTTTAATGATAGCTAATTATTATAGGAGTAAACAATTTTCAGATGGGATGGTTTATGATACAGAAGAAATGAGAAACGAAATACCTGGAATATTATTTCCAGAAACAGATTATACAGATGAATATTAAAATAAATTAATTATGATAACACTTATAATAAACAACAAGAAAGTAAAGATGCCTAATAAACTTTCTGAAATTAAATTATCAGAAGGCATTCAAATATTAGAAATGATCTCTGACAAAGAACCTGATCTAAATATAAAGAAATCTATAATATCATTATTATCTAAACTTTCAATAGATGTTATTAAACATATAAAAGAAGAATCTATTATCGAAATATATGATAAGTTTGAATTTAGTAAAGAAGAAGAATTGGAGTTGACCTATTACCCTATATTTAAATTAAATGGAGTAAAGTTTGGCATGATAGATTTTGATAATATTAATGTAAAAGATTATGCTGATATAGAATTCTGGTTAAATGAAGGAGAATATCCATTCTCTTATATGGGTAAATTAATGTCTTATGTATTTAAACCTATACACCGAGAAAACAAATCATTTAAAAATATATTAATTAATATAATAAATAGAATAAGGTATAAAAATATGGTTCCACTTTCTTTAACTAAATATAAACTAAAAGAAAGTGATGAAGAATATGAGAATTTATTTCTTGATAATTTAGATTTTAATTTTGGATATGCAATACTTTCGTATATTTATACATTTAAAATGAATATTAAAAATGAATATAAACTATTATTCAAAACAGATGAAGAGATTGATCAAGAACTAAATGATCCTTTAAGAGCAACTAAACATGAGAAATCATTTACTGATATATGGGGAATGTATTCTATAATAAATGATATAAGCGAAAATCTATTTGAAAGAGATGCTTGGTTTAATAAACCCTTAAGAGAATTATATAAGTATTTATCTTATAATAAACAAAAGAAATTAATAGAAAATAAAAATGAGTGATAATGTTGTAAAAGTAAAAATTGAAACCGAAGGGATGGAAGAACTTAATTCAGACCTTGAAAAATCTGGAGATTCTGTAGGAGAATTAAGTGAGAACTTTGGTTTAATGAATACAAAAGCAGGTAAAGCTTTTTCTTCTGTTGTATCAGGTGCTAAGATGGGAGTTAAATCTATGACAACTTTAAAAGGCGCTATTATCTCTACTGGAATAGGAGCACTTTTAATAGCTGTAGTAGCTCTAACACAATACTTTACAAAGACAGAAAGAGGAGCAAAAGCCTTGAGGGTAGGTATGGCTGTGCTAGGTGCTGTAGTTGGAAAGCTAATGGATTATGTTATTGGTTTAGGCGAAGGATTATTTAAATTATTTTCTTCTACTGAAAATTTAAAAAATGGCCTTAAAGATTTAGGCCAAATAATACTTGATAATATTATAAATAGATTTAAGGCATTTGCTGTTATAGGTAAAGCTATTGTTAAAATATTATCAGGAGATTTATCAGAAGGATTTCATGATTTAGCCAATGGAACAATTCAATTAACAACAGGTGTTGAAGGAGCTATAGAGAAATTTGATGATATGACAGAATCTGCTAAAGAGTTGATGAAAGCTCTTGCAATTACAGCGGAGAAAGCAGCAGCACTTGAAACAAGACAGAATAATCTAAACGTAGCAGTAAGAGAGGCCGCTTTAGAAACTGCTAAATTAAACGGAGAATTTATTAAGTATCAAACCCTTGCTAATGATGTTACTTTATCAGACGAAAAGAGAATAGCTGCTCTTGATAAAATGAATGATATCCAAAACAAAATAACAGAAGGGGAAATTGCAAGGGCCAAAGAACAATATGAAATTATAAAAGCTAAGAACAAACTGTCAGAATCTAGTGAAGAAGACTTACAAGCTGAGGCAGATGCTCAAGTTAAAATACAAGAATTAGAGAACCAAAGGATTTCAAGATTAAAATTAGTAGTAACAAAGAAAGCTGCTATTATGAAAGCAGCAGCAGCTAAAGAAAAAGCTATTGAAGATAAAAAGTTAGCAGATCAAAAGAAAGCGGAAGATTTAGAAGACGCTAGATTAAAGAAATTAGAGGATGATGCTAATAAAGAAATAGATAGAAAAAGAAAAGTATTAGATTCCTTAACTAAATTAGATGAAGAATATTATGCTTTAGGTTTAGAAACTGATGAAGAAAGAAGAGAATTTAAATTAGAATTAGAACAGAAAAGATTTGATGAAGATCTTGCTAAGAAACTTGCTAATGAGGAAATTACTCAGAATGAGATGGAAGCTCTATCTGATAAATTCTATAAATTAAGATTAAGAAAACAAAAGATCCAAGATAAACAAGAGGCTAAATTAAAAGATGATAAGAGAATAGCAGATGAAAAACTTGCTATTGAATCAGCTGCTTTTAAATTAGATGTTATCTCCCAAGGTTTAGGTGTACTTGCTAAATTATTAGGAGAAGAAACTAAGATGGGTAAAGCAGCTGCTACTGCATCTGTTGCTCTAGATGCTGCCTCTGCTATTATTGGAACATGGGCTGGTTATGCTAAGATGGGTTTATTTGGTACAATCCAAGCAGGAATACAAACAGTAGCTATTGGAGCAATGGCTGTTAATTCTATATCTCAAATAAATAAAGTAAAAGAACCAGCATCGCCTAATTTAACAACTAGGCCCAGAAGAGCAGAAGGAGGTTGGATAGGAGGTTCATCCCATTCAAACGGAGGCACCAATATAAACGCAGAGAAGGGAGAATTTATAGTAAATGCAAATACTATGGCATCTGAATTTGGAAATATGATAGTAGAAGCTAATGCAAAAGGCAATGGAGCTAATGGAGGAACAGGATCAGGAACCTTAACTTTACAAGATGCTGTTAATTTATTAAATTCTCAACAAGTATATGTATTAGAAAGTTCAATAACAGAAAAACAAAAAGAAGTTTCAATAAGAGAATCACAAATGGTTAATTAAACATAATAAATAATATGAAGAAATTAATAGAATTAATAATAGATAAAAAGAAAAAAGGAATACAGGCAATATCTGTAGTAGATGAACCTCCTATTCAAACAAATTTTATTAAGTTAAATAAAGAAACAGAACAGATCAATCTTTCTGTTGATGAAG